TCATCTTCGTCATCTTCGTCATCTGATTTTTTAGTTATCCAATTTTTTTTCTTTTTTGTAATCCATTCATTAGTACCATCTCCAAACCCTATTCTACCACCATCAGCTTTCATTCCCATAATAGCAATTTCTTTTAGAACTGCTGCATCTTCAGGAAATAAATCTGGACGTTTTAAAATTCCATATAAATTTTTAAATTGTTTATTAGATCCACTTCCTCCACCTAATCTTCTATACAAATATGTTTTTTCTGCTGAGCTAAATGTAATACCTGCCATCTTCATATCATCATTCTTTGGCTCTTCTTCCATTTCCATATCAACATCTATAGTTGTAATACCCTCACCTTTTTCAGGTGAACCAAACATTCTATTTACTCTGCCGCCTTTAGCATATTTTTTCATTTCTTTATCTATGTCAAATTTAATTTGCATAATCATATCCATGTCATTTTTTGCTTCAGCTTCTTCAAGAGCTAGCATTAACTGTGTTAACCTACTATTATTTAAAGAAACCATTTTATCCTCTTCTAGCGTTTCTTCTAATACAGGTGGTTTATCATTAGGTCTGTAGATAGTATCTACATTTAATTTTTCAAACATTGTTTCGTTTTTAGGTGTACCAAATGCTCTATTTACTCTACCACCTTTAGCATATAATTTTTTAATAACTTTTTCGTATGCTTCTGATTCACTAATATCTTCTTCTTTCATAAGTGTATGTACCAACTCTCTAATGTTATCTAATTCTTCAAAAGCTTCATCATCTGTTCCATCTTTGTAACCTATTCGTCCACCATTAGCTCTATTTTCATAATCTATTCCTAATAAAAGTTCTAAAGGATTTCTATCTTCATTAAAATCTTCTAATGTAATTTTTTTATTATGCTCTCTCATTCTTTCATCTGTAGGAAATTTAATTTTTCCAGGTTTTAAAAATAATTGACCTTCATCACTATTTAAAAAAGCTTCTATGTAAGCTTTTTTTTCTGGAGACAATTTATCGTAGTCACTTGGATCACGTTTAAAAGTACCTCTATTATTATTTTTACCATCTTTAAATTTATCGGGTGTACCAAACATTATAGGGTCTCCAAAAAGAAATTCACTTAAACCATATCTTCCTTCTTGAGCTAGTTTACTATCTAAAATTTTTTCTAACATACTTTTATCTGTTCCGTCTTTAAGACCTATTCGTCCACCATTCTTAGCTGCAGTAATACCAAAACTTTCATAAGGTAAGTTCTCTTGATACTTAGACATGTAAACTGCTTTTTCTGAATTGTATAAATCTTCATTAAATTCCTCGTCCGTGAGCCCTGCTTCATCAGCTAAAGCTTTTGCTTCCATGTAACTTGGAACAGCGACAATGGCTGCAAGTAATGCAGTCTTATCTAGTACTATATTTCCTGCTGCATTTTCTTTAGTGAATACTGCTTTAAGTGCTTTACCACCCATGTCCATAGTTGCATTACCTATATCACTCATGTTACCTGATTTTAATACGTTAAAGTAATTTTTAAAAATACCATCTGAAGCTTGAGTAGCTGTTTTACTAACTGCAGATCCTGCGTTAGTAATTGCAGATTCTGCTCCAGTAGTTATCATCTCTCCACCTAAAGCATCTCCTTTTCCAAAAGCTGCTTCCATGTATTGGTCTCCACCTACTTCATTTCCACTTACAGGAGTAATAGAAGAAACATCTTCTGCTCCGCTTAACATTTTTCCAAAACCTGTTTTAGTTCCAAACGGAGAACTAAAGCCTCCTTTAAATCCTTCAAGGCCTCCTCTAAATGCTCCACCATCTGTAAAAGGGTTCCCTTGAAATCCTGCACCGCCTGCGTATCTTGCTAACTGACCACCACCATAAGTTAAGGCAGCAGATTTTAATGAGGAACCTATTCTGCCTGTTTGATCAAAGCCACCGATACCAGCCATACCTGCTGCAAGAGCCGGGTTGAATGGCGCTACAAAAGGTGCGGCTTTAACTGCGATAGCAGATATTTCATTGGGAATTATTTTTCTTACAAATTTTTTAAGTGAACTACCTAGTCCAAATTTTTCTCTCGGTGCAACGGTCATTATCCCGCCATTTGCATATAGTTGTCTATTCATTTGCGCTCTTGTTATTGACATATGTGTTTAAAATAAGGCAGGTATATTATCCTGAATTATATAATTTATACTAATTTTACTCCTATTACAAGTTAGTCTTTGCACCAAATGGAGGTAATTTAACATTGATCTTAACACTTCGTGTTATATCCCCTGGCTTGGTGTCGGTGTTAGGGTCTTGAAGATCCGTTAAAGCTTCTGCATCTGAGTTATATTCTTTGCCTGTTATCTTGTTTTTTAAAAGAACCTCTACTTTAGGCTTAATAAAAGGTACTCCTTTATCGTTAATAACCTCTTCTTCTTGTTCTACAAATGACATTATGTATCCTCTCTGTTTATTTCTAATAAACTAATTGTTATATCTGGTCCTGTAATATCTGATAGCATTTTTAACTTATCATTTTCTTGTAAAATTAATACGTTAGTAATAAATTCATGAGTAGCATCTGCGGCTATAGTTTTTTTACCATAAAAATAATCCACACTATTAGAATTAATTTTAATTGTAACTACAGCATCTCCAGCACCTTCATTGTAAACATGAATAGATTTTATTAAAGCCCTAGAGTTAGAAGGTACCGCATACACATCTTTTTGAGTACCTGATATTAAATCGTCATTTACTTTTTTATATATATTAGCCATTAAACCACGCAAACCTTTCTGAATCTTCTTTCATATCTTTTAAGAAAGTAGAATTTAATTGTTCTATAACAGAACCTAATGCTCTATTAATTTGTCTTTGATTATCTTCTGTATATACTTTTCTAGGCTCTGGTAACCTTACCACTACTTTTGTCATTATCTTCTCCCGTCTGGTTGTACATCAACTTGAAAAGGACCAAATCTCCATGATTCTCCTGCTCCATCATTTTCTACTCTAAGACTAGCATATCTTCCTCTTGCACGTGTATCTTTTTTAGTAGTGCTAGCGTCTACTGTAAAAGGACTTAAGGCTGTTGCTGCACTTGTTTGAGAAGGAAAATTCTTAACTGATATAGTTATTTTAGCATTACCTGTTATAGCCTTAAAGTTAGGTAAAAATCTACGCATAGATAAAAATTGTTCAGGTGCATCTTGTTGAAGTGCAAAGCTATAGGACTCAATAAAAGAAGTTAAAATAGTAGTTGTTCCATCAGCATTAACTTGATCGGTCCCTGTTTCGTGTTGAAATAATGTAGTAGAACCTAACCCTGTTTGACCAATAACTTGAGGAAAACTTCCTGTAGCAGAGCTTGTATAAGCTGTTGCAAATGGTTTAGGATACACTAATGAATCTAACCATGTAGTTCTAATTGAGTTTGTATTGACACCTGTATACCAATTTCCCATAGGTAATTCACCGGACTCTCCATAATTAAAAACAACATATCGATCATTGAAACTAGATCCAGAGCTAGGGTAATACCACACTACTTCGGTAAATAAGTTATTAATTCCAGCACACACTTGTTGACCCTTAGTAGTATCAAAATCATCATAAACATAATCTTCAACTGAACATGGCAGTGAGTTTACTGTACCATCAAATGCAAAGAAACCGTTGTTAGACATCCAATATGCAACACCATCGATTTCACAACAAGCATTCTGTCCTATTAATCCACAGTTAGTACCAACCTGTTCAAAGCCAAATGTAAAAGGCGCACCTACAAATTTCATTGTATACAATGCATTATCTGTCCAGATTAAAATATTTTCTTTACCTTTAAGAGCACCAACAATTTTAGTCCCATCTTGAAGTCTTTGTGAACCTGCTGTGTTAATTGCAGTAGGTGTGTATTCGTTTAGCCCTTCTTGAGTAGAAAATCTAATAAACATATCATCTTGAGTACTATCATCTCCAATAGTAGTTTCGGTTCCACAATGAATAACGTGTCTAGTAGTAGGAGATATTAAAGTTATTCTAGATGCCGTAGGATTACCTAAATCAGTTCCAGCTACTAAAGCAGTTACAAAATTAGTTGTTGTAGTAGAAGCTCGAGTTGTAAATGCAGTGCTTGCTCCAACTGACGTATCCCAAGTAAAAGTTTTACCGTTTAAAATGGTTGCTATTAATACTTGTCCAAAATTACTAAATGACCATAACCCAGGTTCTAGGGTAACTGAAGAAGCAGAGGCAGCAATTCCCCATCCTGTTTGAGCACCACTACTTACAGTTCCTCCCCATTGTGGTACACCCCAACCATAACCATAAGTCTGCTCAACTGGACCAATTCTTTCATAAGGTTTAACTGTCATAGAACCACCTGTTGAAATAACAGCAGTGGCTTGATTTAAAGAATCAATAGTAAAAGTTGTTGTAGTAGGAATAGTCAGCACTTGAAATAGTTTATCTTCAAAATCAGAAGCATTTAATCCTGTACCACTTGGTAAAGTTACAGCATCTAATTGAATAATATCTCCTACCTCTAAACTATGAACACCACTTGTAGTTATTGTACAAGTTTTAGCACTCGTACTATTTGTAGCTAGTGTAGCTCCAGTAAAGGTAGTAACAACTCCGTTATCGTCTGATCGATAAGGAGTAATATCATAAATTTGACCTTCAAAATATATAAGTAAAAATTTATCTGTTCCTAATGCGGTATATCTATTTCCTTCAAGATCTACAAAAGCAAATAATTTTCTTGCTGCACCTACTAAAGTATCAGTTAATAGAGAGGACCAACCCCCTACTTTTTCAGGAGTTCCATATCTAAATCTAGCATTATCTGAATCTGTCCAACGAGCCAATGCTCCGACATTTGTGTCTTGTTTATCTACTCCTGGAAATATTTTAATGGTTGTAAGAGCCATTATTTAGCTCCTATTGATTCGTTGATTTTAATAACCAACCTTTAGTGGCATCTGTATACATAAAAGTAATAGATTGATTATTTACATTCATTGTAAAATTACTTGCTGCCCCTTGAATAGGTTGACTATTTCTATTTACTGTAACATTATTAGAAGCAAAACCTCCAGTTGCAGAAATATCCATAACAGTTACTTCATCACCTGTTGAAGGTGAAGCAGGTAGTGTAATGGTTACTGCGTTACTAGTAGTTGAAACTAAAACTTGATCTCCATTAACTGCAGTATATGCAGTAGTAGAAGCTGAATTAATAGTAATTGTTCCTTTTTGGAGGATAGCACCTAATGTTGTATTAGTTCCGTCTGAATAAAATAAAGAAGTAGATCCTGGTGCTAAAGGAACACTAGTTCCGCTACCACTTGTTAAAACATTTATTGTAAATTCAGATGTAGTTCTATTGGTTGTGTCTTCTAATATAAAAACTCTAGCTCCTGCTGCAGCCATAGTTACAGTGCTATTTGCACCTAACGTACCTGCAAGTTTAATGTATAAATTTTTTCCCTCTGATGTTGCACCATCAGAAACAGCTAGAGCTGTATCATATGGAGCTGTTGTTACCATAGTTTTACTTAAGACTCCGCTTGAAGCCTGAGCTAGTATATTTAAATTTGTATTTGTAATTGTTCCCCACTGACCAGCTTTTTCGCCGGTAGTCATTATTTCTAATTTTAAATCTGATGAGTATGATGATGGCATAATTAATACGGTATTATTTCTTTCCAAACACTATTAGTATTTGGATCTATGTTACTCCATGTTATTGCACTACCGACTCCTGTTTTTACTACAATTGAAGAACCTGTAGGACTTATATTTGCGTCACCAGTTATTGTAACCGATGTTGTCTTTAAATTCAAGGTATTTCCAGTAATAGATACAACCGCATCTCCAGTCACTACTACTGTTCCAGACCCTAGTCCTAAAGCACTGCCGTTAACTGTAAGATTAGCGTCCCCTGAAATAATAGGAGTTCCTGATTTTAATAAAATAGGATCAGGGTCAGCTATTTGAACTATAGAATTAGCTGTAATATTAACATTACCAATACCAACAGCAATATCATTACCGTTAACTGTAATTACAACACTATTATCTATTCCAGATGTAGCCCAAGGAAACTCTGAAAATGATCCAAATCCTAACATATAAAATCCTTAAAAGGAAGCAGGGGGTATGTGGTGGTGCCCTGCCTCCATCTAAAGATTATATCATCGTTTAAACCAAGAAGGAAGCCCTAAATGTGGACGCTTGTCAAACATATTATCTTTAGCACCCCAGGTTTTACGGTTGTTATAATGAAGAAATACTTGAACGCATTCTTTACCTTTAAATTTATTT